GGACAAACTAATAGTTTCTTTTTACCTTCGGTTTACTCTAAAAAGGTTTTAAACTTCTTTAGAAAAGCCTCGGTAGTAGAAGCTATCACAAACACCGACTATGCCGGTGAGATATCCTCTTTCGGAGACTCTGTAAAGATTATCAAAGAACCAGTTATTTCTGTGTCAGATTACACAAGAAATAGCGACACAACTGAAACTAGGCTAACAGACCAAGAAATTTCTTTGGTTGTTGATAGTGCTAAAGCTTTCAAATTCATCGTAGATGATATTGAAACTAACATGTCACATGTCAACTTTAAAGAGATTGCTTCCAGCTCTGCTGCATATGCATTGAAAGATTCATATGATGCTGCTGTGTTAGCTACTATGTTTGCTGGATGTTCAGCTTCATCACCTAATCATATTTTAGGTGCTGATAGTGCAACTGATTTAGGTACAGGAGTCTTTGATGGCTCTGGTGCTGCTGATATCGGTCCATCTGGTGAAACAGACCCTCTAGACCTTATGGCTAGAATGGCAAGACTATTAGACGAGCAAAATGTACCTGAAGAAGGTAGATGGTTCGTTGCAAGTCCTGACTTCTACGAAGTTCTAGGTCAATCAGCTTCTAAATTAATGTCTGTAGACTTCAACGCAGGTCAAGGCTCAATTAGAAATGGTTTAGTTTCAAGTGGAAAACTACGTGGATTTGATATGTATAAGTCAAACAACATTGCTGCAACATCTAATGCTGCTGGTAAATGTATGGCTGGTCATATGTCATCTACTGCAACTGCTAATACTATCCTCTCAACAGAAGTGTTAAGAGACCCAACATCGTTTGGTGACATAGTTAGAGGCTTACATGTCTATGGTGCGAAAGTACTTAGAGATGAAGCTCTAGTAAGTGCATTCTACGGTATCGACTAATACCAACTCGGAGGGGTCTTAACGGACCTCTCCACTTTTTTAAAGGAGATAAATATGCCAATGGTAAACGGAAAAAAATATCCATATACAGAACAAGGAAAAAAAGAAGCAGCTAAAGCCAGAAAGAAAAAGTATGGTGGTGGTAGTGCTAAAAAATCCATGAGAATGCCTTATGGACATGGTGGTAAAGCAGAAGCTATGCCTAAAGCAAAACCTTGTTAAAGGAATTATAAATGGCAACAACATATCTAGATATAACAAATGAAGTATTAAGAGAACTCAATGAGATTCCTCTTACATCTGCAAACTTTGCAAACGCTGTAGGCTTACAACAGTTTGTAAAAGATTCAGTAAATAAATCTATATTTGATATTGCAAATGCCGAACCTCAGTTACCATTTTTTGCAGTAGGCGAAAGTGGAGCAACTGACCCTTTTTATGGTAATGTTACAGTAGCTACAACAGCAGGTACAAGATGGTACGAATTAAAAGCTAGTAGTTCTAACATTGCTAACGACTACGCTTCTATTGATTGGGATGATTTTTATATTACTACAATTAATGTAAGTGGAGAATCAGCACCTTATGTGTCTAAAGGATTAAAGTTTATGACTTTAGCTGATTGGAAAAGATATTATAGAGATTCTGAAAATGCAGATGATGCAGACACACAAAATCATGGAGAACCAAAATTTATAATTAAATCTCCAGATAGTAGGAAGTTTGGATTAAGTCCAATTCCTGACAAAGTTTATAACGTACACTTTTATGCTTTTGATAAACCAACAAAGCTAAGTGCACATGGAGATACAGTAATATTTCCAGAACAATATGTCAACGTAATAACATCTAGAATGAGATATTATGTATGGCAATTTAAAGAAAGTCCACAACAAGCAGCTTTTGCTTTAGAGGATTATAAAAAAGAATTAAGACAGATGAAATCTAATCTTATGAATCCAACACCTAAGTATATGACAGACGATAGGAGATATTTCTAGATGGCAGGTTCGCAACCATATACCGTTGCATGTGCTGGTGGTTTAATTAAGTCTTCCAACTCAATAGACTTACTTAAGACTCCCGGTTCAGCTAGAGATTTAAAAAACTTTGAAGTCTCTATAGAAGGTGGATATAGAAGAATTAATGGTTACACTAAATACAAAGTAGGAGATGTAACCCCTACACAACCAACAGGAGCTTCTACAACTATTCTAGGAGTTTTCCCATACGCAGATGGTGTTATATGTTGTGCAGGTACAGCTATTTATTTTAGTGTTGATGGAGCTACTTGGATAGATATAGGAAGAGCTTCTGTATCTGGTAGTGGAGATGACTATAGTACCTTTACAGGTAGAAGTACTCTTACTAGAACAGGACAAGGACAAGCAAGTTTTGTAATTTTTGAAGGAGCTACTTACGACTACGGTGAAGTTATTATCTCAGATGGAGCTAATAAGCCTTACAGTTTTAGAATGGAAGGTACTGGAAGTTTAACATCAAGAACATTTTTTAGTTCAGAAGTTACTGTTACAGGTACAAAAGGTGTTAAGTTTTTAACAGTACATGACCATCATTTAATAGCTGCAGGAGTAGAAGATAACTTAGATAGTGTTTATTATAGTGTGTACAATGACCCTACAGATTTTAGTGGGTCTGGTTCAGGTGCAGTAACTATATCAGACCAAATCGTAGGTATTAAAAGTTTCCGTGATGAATTATTTATATTTTGTAAAAATAGTATACATAAACTTATAAATATAAACAACAGCTCAACCATAGCTGTAGTACCTGTAGCCGAAAACGTAGGTTGTTTAAGTGGCTATAGTATTCAAGAGATTGGTGGTGACTTAATATTCTTAGCACCAGATGGACTAAGAACAGTTGCTGGTACTGCAAGAATTGGTGACGTTGAATTAGGAACTGTTAGTAAAGCTATACAACCTTTAGTAACAGACATAGCTACAAAGATTGATACGTTTATTATAAGTAGCATGGTTATTAGAGAAAAATCTCAGTACAGATTATTCTATACAAATACAAGTTTCTCTAATAATGTACAACGTGGAATTATAGGAACATTAAGACCAGACGGATTCCAATGGTCAGAAACAAGAGGAATAGAGTCAACAGCTTGTAACTCAGGATTTGATAATAATACAATAGAAAGATATTATCACGGAGATACAGATGGTTTTGTACACACACATGACTCAGGATTTACTTTTGATGGTACAAAAGTTTTAGCAAGATACGAAACACCTGACTATGATTATGGTGACTTAGGAACTTTAAAAACTTTACATTACCTAAAAGTATCTTGTGGCACAGAAGGACAAGTAGAGCCTGATGTACAAGTTAGATTTAATTATGGTGATACGAATACAGCACAACCTCCTACACTATTTGATTTAGGAGTTATTAATCCACCATCTAAATTTGGTGATGCTGTATTTAACTTAAACACCTTTGGTGGTGGTGAGAACCCACTTATAAGAGTACCACTATTAGGTAGTGGACACAGTAACAATTTTACATTTATTAGTGAGGACACCAAAGCCCCTTACACAATTAACGGTTTATACGTAGACTATATACCTTCAGGCAGGAGATAACAAATGGCAATAACAAAAGTATCAGCAGCTCTAGCAGACCTAGATGGTGCAGTTGTAATTAATGAAAGTGGAGCAGATGTAGACTTTAGAGTTGAATCAGATGGTAATCCTAATATGTTTACTATTGATGCTGGTAATAATGATGTTTTAATAGGTAATACAGTTGCTGCTGTTGCAAGTAGTTTTGATAACCAAGCAGGATTTTCATATCAGTCTGAGGGTGTTGTACAAATAGCAAATACAAATGATGCTGCAACTTTAGTTTTAGGTAAAAATCAAGGAACAGAAGGAAACTGGATTGACTTTAGAAAGCAAAGCACAAGCATAGGTCAAATTGGCACGATAGGCACAAATGATATAATGATGTTTAGTAATGCTGCAAATCACGTAGGGCTACGTCTTGGTGAAGGATATTATATTCCTACAGATAACGTAGGGTCAGCAAACGACAATGCAGTAGACCTTGGTTTAACATCTATTCGTTATAAAGACATTTATCTTGGTGGTGGTGCTTATCTAGGTGGTACAGGTTCAGCAAACCATCTTGACGATTATGAAGAAGGTAGTTTTACACCTACGCTTTCTTTTGGAGGAGGAACGACAGGAATTGGTTATTCATTTCAAGAAGGTAGATATATTAAAATTGGTAAACTTGTTCATATACAAATTTTAATTGCATTAAGTAGTAAAGGTAGTAGTACAGGAGATGCAAAACTTACTGTTCCGTTTGCTATAGATAATATAAGTGGTTCAACGCAATGGGAAGCACCAGCTTCGTTTTTCTTATTAGTAGGTAATTCTAATTTAGGAAATTCAATTCCTGTATTTTCAGATACTCAAGCTGGAATTATTTGGGCAGATACACAAGTTAGTAGTACAGAAGCAACAAATTCAATTTTTACAGATACTACTAATTTTAGAATAACAGGACAATATCAAACATCAGCATAACAAAAAAGATTTTAACGAACACGAAAGTGTAAACCGAGTACGAAAGTATTCATATTTATAAACCTTATATCTAGTGGATGCTAGATACAGACCGGAGAAAATAAAATGGCAATAACAAAAGAAATAGTAGAAGATAAGATTGAAGTTGTAGGAGACTACAAAGACATTCAAATCAGAGAAGCAACTGTGCTTAAAGAAGATGGTGTAGAGCTTACAAGGTCTTTCCACAGGAAAGTACTTTCTTGCGTATCATCTGTACAAAATGCTGATGACTCTTGGACACATACAGATACAGACGTATCAGGTGAGTCTACAGAAGTGCAAGGTATTTGTACAGCAGTATGGACTACTACAGTTAAGAACGCTAAGAAAGCTGCTAACGAAGCTGCTTCACCAGCATAAATTAAAACGGAGAAATAGATTATGGCATTAACGAAAACCCCTATAGAATTATCTAGTACGCCTAGTATTGTTGATGGTGGCAACGCTACTGCCATAACTATTGATAGTAGTGAAAATACAGCTTTTTCTGGAAGTGTATCTATTAGTCATAATGCTGGAGATTCACTTACATTAACTAAAACAACTACTGAACCTTCATTAAGAATAGAAGGAGATACAGATAAAGATTTTGTTTTAACTGTTTCTGGGGAAAAACTTACAATTACACAAAATGATGGTTCAACTGATATTGCTTTATTTGACCATGATACAAAAGCAACAACTTTAAAAGGTAATGTTGAAATTGCAGGTGAAATTGATTTAGATACTACCGATGATTTAAGACTTAGATTTTATGATGGAGGAACATTTAAAGCAGGATTAGAAGTAGCTACATCTGCTAATGATATGATTTCTGGAAGTGGTGATGGTGATTTTGCTATACGTGCACAAGGCAATATGGTGTTTTCAGCCGGTGGAAATTTAATGCAACAAGCTTTAGATACTAACGGACAATTAACTTTATATGGCTATAATGCTGGTAATGGTTTTGCTGTTCCACAAGACCAAAGTACTGGATATACAAATAATTTAAATGCAGGTACTTTTGGTGTATTACACCGTGCTGCTTATGATGCTTACATAACATCTAATGCGTATTATTATAAAACTGGTGGAACTGCTGGATGGAAAGCTAAATACCCAGCATATAAAAGTGGCGTACTAAGTATGCTTGATGGAAGATTTGTATTTGGATGTAGTTCTGCTGCTCCCGGTGGGAGTGGTATTGTAGGTGTAGATGGTTTACAAGATAGAGTAAGAATCGACTCAGACGGAATAAAATTTGGTTCAGATACAGCAACAGCAAACGCACTTGATGACTATGAAGAAGGTACTTGGACTCCAGTATTAAAAGGTTATTATGGTAATACTGGTCTGACAGCTACACAAGGTTCAGTAAGTGGGTATTACACAAAAATAGGACGATTAGTAAATATTCGTATTCATTTTGATGGTGCAGGAATTGCTGCTTCAGGTAATAGTGACATTGTTGCTATTGGAGGACTTCCTTTTACTGCTACCAATGGATATGAAGGTAGTGGTCCTTTTCTAGCAAATGCAGTTAATCTTACTCAAAGTCATGCTAATTGGAATATTATTGGTGCTTCAGAAATAGCAATGCTTGGTAATAATGGTAGTGGTGGTGGTTGGGCTTGGCAGACTGGTGTTTGTTTTGCAACTTCAGGCGTAGCATTAAGAATTAGTATGACCTATGCAACAGCAACATAATGACAATAACAAAACAGATTTTAAACGGAGAATAACAAAATGGCAGGATATGTAAGACAGAGTTCATTTGTAGACGGTGATACCGTTACTGCTGCACTTTTTAACGATGAGTATAATCAGCTAGTAAACGCTTTTCACAACTCTACAGGTCACGCACATGATGGCACAGCAGCCTCTGGTCCTGTTATTGGTATCATCGGTGATGCAGGAGAAACTTCTCCGAACAACAAAGTATTAATAGATACAACAAACAACTACATTGAGTTTTATGTAGAAGTAAGTAGCAATCCAGTACAACAATTATACATAGCCGATGGAGCTATTATACCTGTTACTGATAACGATGTAGACTTAGGTACTAGCTCATTAGAATTTAAAGATTTATATTTAGATGGCACAGCCCATATAGATACGTTAGACGTTGATGCCAACGCAGGAATTATAGGAAACGCTACAGTAGGTGGTACATTAGGTGTCACAGGCAATACAACTCTAACAGCAAACTTAACCGTAAACGGAAACACAACACTCGGCAACGCTGCAAGTGATACAGTCACTATAACAGCAGACGTAGCTTCTGACATTATTCCAAGTGCTGATAGCACACATGCATTAGGTGACAGTTCTAATTACTGGTCACATGGTTACATTGATGCCATTACAACTACAGGTAATGTTGCAGTTGGTGGTAACTTAACAGTCACAGGCACAACTACATTTAATGGTGGTACAATCACAATGGGTGATGCAGCTACTGACAATGTAGTTTTTGGTGCTGACGTAGACTCAAACATTATACCTGATGACGATGATACATATGATTTAGGTAGCTCTTCACAAGAGTGGAGAAACTTATACATAGACGGTACTGCAAACATAGACAGCCTTGTAGCTGATACAGCAGACATTAACGGTGGTACTATTGATAGTGCAACTATTGCAACTTCTGACATTACAGTTGGTTCTGGTAAAACTTTAGACGTTTCATCAGGTACTTTTACACTTGCAGATAATCAAATCTCTGGTGACAAAGTAGAAGGTGGTACTATTGCTGCTACTACTATTACTACATTAACTTCAACAACTGGTAATATTACAAGTGTTAATGCTACTACAGTAGACACAACTAATATTGAATTAACAAACTTAAAAGCTAAAGATGGAACTGCTGCAGGGTCTATAGCAGACTCTACAGGTGTTGTAACACTTGGAAGTTCTGTACTAACTACAACAGATATAAATGGTGGTACTATTGATGGTACTA